ACAGCATCTTGCTGCAGTGGGTCTAGAGAGTCAAGTACATAGGCCTGCGGAATACCCCTCGGAAACGCAGCCTTGATCGCAATTTTTTCAAGATCAGGGTTACGTGGATGAGGCTCTACAGCCGAAGTATGAATCTCATGACCTACCAAGCTCTTCGTAAGAAGAACTGCTTCTGTTTCAGTCAGTCCACACTGCTCCGACACCGCCTCCGAGACATCTATCGAAGGAAAGGACAACAACTCGTTAGTAGCGGCACGATAGTCAAGGGACAGGTATTGCTCCTGTTCCCCCAGCTTAGCGCCGAGACGATCTAGCATATATGCTTCGTTGATAGGAGATCCAACGAGCTTAAATGCCGGATGCTCATGGAGCGCGTTCCACATGAATTTTTGGAGCGGCTTCATGGCAGTTGTTCGATAGGGTGGCATCTTAGTGATGATGCGTACCTTTAATGCCTCTGAGAGAGCGACCATCACGGTGTCGTCAGGTTCATCAATAGCCCGATTAAGGACCTTCGCGTAGAACTTCGCGAAATTCTCCCGTAAACCTTCAGCGTCATAAGTCAGGATGGGTTGGAAGAGCCCACTGACACGGTCGGAAGTGACGAAGAAGGGATTGACACGTCTCTCTACCCCATCTTGCCAAAGAGAGTAGTAGCTCTGTGTCGAGAACTTGATCTTCGGAAACTCGTTTGCCAGATGCAAATCAAAATCTGCATCTTGATGAAGAACACCAACAGCCCCAAAACCTGAGCGTGAGCGAACATAGTTTGCTGACGTGGAAGGAAAGAAGGGTTGGAAGCGATCAGAATCTTGGTAGACGGGTCCCTGAAAGATCTCCTTGACAGTTCGACGGATCTGATGTCGAAATGTCTCTCGATCAATCTTCAATTCAACCGCAGGTGCGATTGGTGGAAGATCCGCGTAGTTTCCATAACGCGGAGAGCCCCACTCTCGCGCAACATAGAACGCAGGTTGCGCTATAAGAGGCGGAGGTGAGGTCGTCAAGAGCTGAAAGGTTTCAATCTCAGCCTTGTCGAGGTAAGTGTCATCAGGACGAGGGAGTCCGGACTTTGAGTAGAGGAGAGAAGCTAGGAACGACAGCTTCTCCTGTCCTGCCAGACCTTTGAGATACGTGTGTAGCCAACGATTGACTACACCTCCGATCAGAACCTTCGGAGCGGTATCACGGAACTTTGAAGCAGCTAGAGGCTGCTCCATCCAAGCGTTGAAGAAGTTGGCGGTCTTAACTTTCAACACATGGAGCCAGTCACCATCCGCTTGAGCCACAAGGCTCTCCCAGTAGGTGACAGTATTGGCAATGATCCGTTTCGAGCAACGTGCACGCTCAAATCCGTATATCTCAAAGATGTCCAGAAACAGGCTAACTGACTCGAGAAGGATATTGTGAATTTTTATTTGCTTTTCTTTCTCATCGAGCCAGGGGCGTTGATCTTTTGTAACGAGAGTCTGAGGCCTGTGTTGCAAGGTCTTTAAACCTGGATCACACTCGGCTTTTCGTACAGGAGGAACCATTCCTACCATGGACTACCTACAAGCACTATATAGGTGGTGTAT